AAAAATGTCTCCCAATAGGTGGGGCGATTTCCCACATTCGGAGTATAAGGAAATATAACAGAATCCTTGTATTTCATCGAATATCCAATAATCGCAAATATTTCAAAAAGCTGATTTCCTAATCCACCCATATATACGCAGGTTATCATATTAGGTGCGATAAATACAAAAATAGAAATATAATATTTATATCATTACAAATATTATTTTATCAATTCGCGATCCTCTGTATGGTATTGGATATTAGACGCCCATACCAAATTTATTCTTCATAATACTCGATTTACTGGGTCCCTCTTGCTTATCGCACTGGCGTTTCACCTTATATACGCCAGTATGATTGCCATTTGTCGATGATATTGCTTTTCCAGAGCTACCATAGATGCTTACCATAAGGTCTTCATTATCCTCATGGAGCTCTGGAAGAATACGTGTCATTGGTTTATCAATAACTAGCAACATATGCTCCGTCTTCAGCAGTTTTCTATATTCCTGGATCGTTAGATTTCCATAGTACTTGTCCAACATATAGTAAGGATTAGGCGCAGGCTTAATACTCTTCTTGAACCCATATACCTTACTATAGATCTGATTCAGCAAGTGGTATCTTTCGAATTTGGTGGAATCGTCAATATTCTCCCGCATCAAATATGCGACGGCGCACTCGGGTCTGCAAAACGACCCGTATCCAAAAATACGGCCATCCATTTCGTATTTCGGAATATAGCATGCTTGATTATCAAACTCATAGGTGCACCAAAAACAGCTGGCTTTTTTATCTGGAATGGCGTTCTTATATAATTGAATTTTCAGTTTCTTCAGCTTGGTATTAATGTCTTTCATGCAGACATTATCATTCTCTTCCGCGGAAGATGCACAATTTGGACAAAAAACAGTATTTGTCGTAATAATATTGTTAGAGACAGATCCTATATCACTAGATGATATTTCCGGATATGCCTTTGCCTCTTTCACCTTATTTTCTTCATATATACCGTAATGAGTAGCGTCTTGGTCATCATTGTATGTCATAATAACATTCTTCGGAACATTCGGATTATATTCATAGGGGTCCTTCATTAATTTATTATTATTGTATTCATTCAAATCACTTAACGAGCATTTTAAGTGAAGGATAATATTTGCAATCGCAGTAGATTGTGAAGTAGTATCTATTGGTTTTGTAGTTAGCTTTCCTCCCTTTGGTTTTCGCCCTCTTTTTTTTTGGGTTTCCTCCTCCAATACAGGTTCCGCCCCAATAGGTACAACAGTACTATTACTAGGTGAGATTACAGCATCATCATGTACTACAGTATCATCTATCTTCTTCTTTCGTCCCCTTTTCTTCTTAATAATCTCCGTATCATTTTCCATATTCATCTAATATATTTATCTTATTACTGGAATTGCATGTTAAACTTTATGTTGTTTTTATTTATCTTTTCCGGCTTCCTTATTTATACTTCATTTATATGATGTTTTCTATAAATATCCGTTTCATGTAAATAACATTCTCTGCATAATGGAATATAATTATCAGTTCCAATAACAATCTGCTGTTGCTCCTGAGTAATTCGATGGGAGAATATACCATGATTTCCATTTTTACATATTGCACATATGGATTGTAGTTTGGTTATTTTATCGCACTTAGGTATCAAATCTAGAATTTTTCCAAACTTGTTTCTCTGAAAATCTCCATCCAATCCAGAAATATATACGGTTTTATGTTCATTATCTACCATTTGAATAACAATATCATATAAATCACTGAAAAACTGTCCCTCATTAATAAGAATAACATCCGCATTATGTATTGTCATATAATTAGAATCCTCTTTATTATTCCACATTTCTCCCAAGGTATTTGCCATAATACATGGAATCATAACATGATCATGACTCGACATCATATTGTCATTGGTATATCGTGTATCTCCTGAATAGTTGATAACGACTACTTTTTTTCCTATGTATTTGTGCATCTTATATAATTGAATCAAGTGTGTCGTCTTTCCCGAAAACATGGGTCCCAAAAACAGTTCGAGATATCCAGATGGATAGTTGCGGTTCATGATTATATAAATATGTATATCAGATGTATATATATGTATGTTATCTATTTAATTCCTATCCACCACGCATATAAAAAAAAGGCTTAATTATCTAAAAACAGGAATGAATAAAAATGTTCCATGGGTCGAAAAATATCGTCCCACAAAATTTGAAAATATAGTATTGGATGAAAACAATCGACAACTATTCCAAAATATTCTCGAAAAGAAGTATTTCCCCAATCTTCTTTTTTATGGTCCTCCCGGAACCGGCAAAACAACAACCATCATTAATTTGATCAGCGAATATCAAATCAAACACAGTGTGCCAAGTAAAAGCCAGGTTATCCATCTCAATGCATCCGATGAGCGAGGAATCGATATTATTCGAAACCAAATCAACCAATTTGTGAAATCCATGAGTCTATTTGATAGTGGTCTCAAATTCGTTATTTTGGACGAGGTAGATTACATGACAAAAAATGCACAACAGGCTCTCAAATATCTGCTCCAAACATGTGTATATAATGTACGATTTTGCTTAATATGCAATTATATAAGTAAAATCGACGAATCGTTGCAGAATGAATTTATATGTATCCGTTTCAATCAGCTCCCGAAACGCGACATTCAGACATTTATTCGGTCTATTTGCGAAAAGGAAATGATATATCTCAGTGATATGAACATCGATACAATACAAAATATGTTTAATTCCGATATAAGAAGCATGATTAATTTCATTCAGCTGAATCAAAATCAGAGTGATTGGCATACTAATATAGTGAATGATGAGGTGTGGAATACATTACATACTATGTTATCTGTATCTGATGAATCTTGTACGCATTCAAATGCTATTCAACATATTCATTCAATCAGCAAACAATATAACATTGACAAAAAAAACATTATTCAAAAATATTTTAACTACGTAGTAAGAAATAAACATTATCTTGTAAATACAAATTATCTAACAACTGTGAAAAAAATAATACATAATCCTTATTTGGAAACCGATCATCTTTTAACCTATTTTGTCCATTCAATGAAAAAAATCTATGTTCAGAACAAATAAAGTGTGATGTGTTTTGATATACTATTATATTATAGTATAATATAATAGATAACATGAATATACTGGTTGTTTGTCATAATTATAAGGAACATCAATTATTAACATTAGTTTTAGGAGAGAAAAAATACATATATTTAACTCCCGAAAATATACCGAAAATTTCTCGATTAACAAACGGTATTATTAATAAAATTGCGTTTATTGATGATGATCGTAAAACTTACAAAGAAACAGATGAATATCAATACAATAATTGGAATAAAGTACCAAATGATTATTTTGATTATTTCTTTACCATTCATTGTCCTCCGGGTATAAATTTTGATCAATATAGAAGCAAATTAAAGGATACTGGAAAACGAATAAATATTGACTTTGTTTCAAAGAGAGAGCGACCCACTCTACAATATGAATACAGCGATTTCTATCCTTTTATTGTAAGTCCTATTTATAACGAAACCAGATTTGGTCCTTATATTTATTATTTAACTATAAATGATGTAAATACCAATAGTACAGAAATCAAATTTGTGAATTTTAATCGCGATTTTATACCAAAAATGAATGATTATGGTCATATATCTATTCCTACGATCACAATAGATGAAACACCAACTCCTGATACTGCGGTTTCTGCGGAAACTGCTACATCAATTAGCGAACCACCTACTGCAATTATTCATGAAAATGAAACTCGTACTGTACGAAGTCAAACTCGAAAGCGAAACACAAAAACCAAAACAAAACCCAAAAAGGGAGGAAAGCGTATTCAGAGAAAACAAACAAGAAAAAGAAGATGAAAAAATTCAGCAATCGATATGAGACATGATAATAATCATAATTCAATATAACATATTGTATTATGAATGGTATGGGTGTGATTTATATAGTTATACTTGCACTATTTTACAATGAGATGCATGAACTTCTCCCACGATTCTTGTTTTTTCAATATTAGAAATAGGAGTATATAATACATTGCACTTGGCCAATGATTTTGCAGAATTGGTATTTATTTTGCAAAGATAGGCGCATCGTTTAATAACCTTTTTACTTGGTTTTATAGTTTCATCGCACTTCAGTATAACATGGCATGACGGGAGATTTTCAATATGGAACCACAAATCCGTATTATCCGAATCGTCAATAATCTCCCAATTTTCAAATCGATTTTGTCCAATACAGATTTCATAGACATGATCATCATCGTTATAGATTTCTTTTTTCACCATGATACAATTGTTTTTGTAATAATACATATAATTATTCTTTGACGAAAATCAATTTTATTTTGAAAACGTTGGGAGATTTATCTATGCGGAGATTTATCTATGCGGAGATTTATCTATGCTTCCTAGTCTTATTACCACGTATCTTGATACACTTAAAATCGCTATTTCGCATATAACCAGGATTGCATTTTTTATTACACCGACGTGTTTTCGGATTCATTTCTTTTTCAGGAGGACATAATCCAGATACGCATTTGAATGCATCATTGCGAATCATTCCGTCCTTGCATTTGTTATTGCACCGACGTGTAATTGGGTTCATTTCTTTTTCAGGAGGACACTGCGTCATTTTTTGATTAATTACGCGGGAGATTTGTTCTTTATTTACAGAAATATCTTCCAATGTTATGGAATTTATATTATTGATTACGGAACTGGGAACAGTATCTATTATATTATCAGGCATTTTTACCAACTTATGATCTTGATACTGAACTCCATATTTCAATAATAACCCACAATCCTCCATGATTTTTTCATATTCTAAAACAGCATCTTCGGGAGATAATCGTTTTTTCAAATTTGGCGTCGTTAGTTTATAAACAAAACCTAATAGGCGATTTTGTAATAAAGTATCAATATACATATGTGTATTTGATAATACCTTGGATATTGCAATTCCTAGACCATAGGTATCGGTTGTACTCAATGACTGCTGGAGAAACTGATTATAATTATCTTCTTTCATAGATAGAATGAATGTGTAGAAATCAATCCAATACTTTTTCACCATATTTTTGTTATATTCATCGCCGTAATGTTTCATATGAATGTAATTGAAAAAGGTGCGTAGATTAATAATATTATCATCAGGGCTGTTCGTAGATGATTGGAACTCGTTTAATAAATTATTGTATATTCGAATTCTCCAAGATACAGGTTTTCTTTTTGTCGAAATATAATTGTAATTTATCTTATCATAGTAAAGAGTCTCAAATGGAAATGACCAGTGAATAAAATTATAAGGATAACTGGACGATTCCGCAAGATTCATATAGAAATCTTTCTTACGCATAAGTCCAAAATCAATCATATTCATCTCCCGAGTTTTCATATTATAAACAATATTTTGGGGTTTCAAATCATGATGTACTATACCATTTTGCTCCAATTTCATAATCCCCACAAGTATATTATGCATATCTAACCAAAAGTGTTCCATTGTTTCAGTTCGATTTTCGTGTTTCGGATTGTGTTTCATACTCTCAGAAAAATCTTCTAGATTCATACCCCCATCTTTCATAATCAATAAAGAAACATCATTTATGTTTGCAATTAAATTAGTATTATTGCATTTACTTAGTGATGACATATTTGATGGAGTATTATCTAGATTACATAATGTGGGTTTTCCTAAATGGAATTCATTCTTTTTATCTGTATCTGATATAACAGAATATTCATTCATTTCAATATGTGCATCTCGAGTAAGCATAGCCTTAGATATCGTGTTTCTGGGGTTAGTCTTCTTATATTTGCATTTCAAAGAAGGTTTATGAACACATCCATAGGTTCCCTCTCCAATAACCTTCGGCATACTTATCTATCTATTATGTATTATATATATTTGATACATATAATACACTCTCAATACAATAACTAGTATTCGTATTTTCTATGCAACCATAGTCATTTTAATAACATCATGGCTTGTATATCCAGATACTTCAAAATCTCCCACATCGTAATCATTTATATTGTCGCGAACACACTTTATATTTACTGTAGGAAATGGATACGGTTTTCGATCAGGATCCAACAACTGTTTCATGGGCTCTACATGATCCTCATATATATGGCAATTTCCCATGAAATGGATAAATTCGTGCGCCTCCAAACCACAATGCTTCGCAATCAAATGAGTTAATAAACTATAACTTGCGACATTAAAACTGGTCCCGAGGCTTACATCATTCGATCGCTGATACAGCGCACACGATAACTTGTTTCCATCATGCACATTAAACTGGCAAAGAATATGACAGGGAGGCAGTGCCATTTCGTCTAACTGGCATGGGTTCCATGCAGTCATAATAAGCCGTCGGCTCGATCGCTGAGATGGAACTTTGAGTGCATCTATAATTTGTTGTAGCTGATCAACACCGCGCCCAACTATATCATCGGGAATATCGGGATTGATTCCGGCATTTTCAGGGAAATATCTGGCATTAAAATGTCTCCATTGAAATCCATATCCGGGACCAATGATGTCCTCGGGATAATCATGAAGACCGCGACTATCTAAAAACTCGCGCGTCGTATTTGCGTCCCAAATATGAACTCCCTGGTCCTTGAGTATTTTATTGTCCGTGTTTCCTCGAATAAACCAAATGAGTTCCTTTAAACACGTTTTCCATGCAGTTTTTTTGGTTGTGAAAATAGGAACAACGCCGTCCTTCAGAGAATATCTCATCATATGTCCGAATATACCGAGAGTTTTCCCATTTCGCGTATTCTCCCAAGTTCCGTTTTCAATAATGTTTCTTACAAGCTGTACATACTGAAGTTCTTCGTGATTCTCCATCCTATACAATCTATTATGGATTACAATCCTAGATTATCTTTATATATAGATCCATAAATAAAATAATCATATATGATAACTATGATGTATTCAACTGCAATCATTCAAATCGGTAGGTACTGCATGAAGTACCTTTAATGATGTAGTAATATCTTCAACTACTGGTTCTATCATGATATTATTATCGCTATCTTTATGATTATCTGTCGGTTCTTCAGATAGATGACTATTCTCAGATAATATAACATTATTTGTATCGTTTGTATCGAGGGTTTTCAACGTTTTTTGCTGAATATTTTGCTGCTGAAAAAAATAGAGGGCCCAATGTTTTGCATTCGCGATCATATTCATAGGCGTATTATAAGTCGCTGTACATACAATCGTATCATAGGTGGTATATTGATATGAATACCACCAATAGGGAGGCACATACAATATATCTCCCTCATGAACATCGAATTCTAAGAATTTTATCTTTTCGGATTGGTTCTTCCATGGATTCATATTGGAGAAGAACTCGTAATTCTCATAGTCATGGGTCGCATTTACATATTTACTGCTCTTCCAGGGAGTCATCTTCACATGTATTTTTCCCTGAGATACAATACAATAGTGGCGAGAATGGTTATGATATTTCAATGGACTGTATGATTTTTCTGAACCCATACAGAAATCGTATTTGGTTCGGATACACATGGGAGGTTTCAAGTGCATATCCAAGTTATTTCTATAGTCGGTTATATGAGAACATTCCTCAATAAAATCGGCATTGTCTTCAAGTATTAGGTGCGCCTTTGGATCTGATTTCAATAGCGAATGTGCGGTTTGAAATGGCAATAGAATAGAATCGACGCTGCTTAGTTTCATGTAATCATCAATATCTTTCACATTCACATCTTGAACACTATTTTTCTCCAAAAAATAATCCAATCTCATTTTTTCAAAGAACTGGGGAGAAATGCTCTTGAATTCGAATAATACAGGTTGTTTCACATTACATACTTCTTGCAATTGCCCATTGCTTTCAAAGTCCATTTCATATATTTCTAAATCCTGGCTTTGTTTCCATTCGGAGGTTATGTGCAAATATAGGAATAATACAACAATAAAAATAATAAATGAAAAGAGATCCATTTGATAACGGGAATAGATGTTGTATGTATAAATATACAACACCCATTTTTTATTATACTTATTTTCACGCACATATTATATTTATTATTTATTTATGCATATTACATATATTTACTATTACATATACTGCATTACGCGTATCTACTCATCATTGTCAGACATACGCGGAGCTAAGAAAAATACCATATTGGCATCATCCTGCAAATTGTAAATAATCTTGAGGGGCGCATTCTTACAAATTTTAATATCCATCTCCTTTGCCAACTTATTATACAAACAAATATTATGCAAATAATTGAGACTGAAATTGATGTGTATGGTTTCTCCCTCGTTAATTGCAAAACTGGTTAAATCGTCAATTTTAATTTCTACAAACATTTTTCCATGTTCCTGACTCTTGGATGCAAGCATGATTTTTTCTTCACTGCATTCAATCTCTAAATCGTCCCCAAACATTTTCAGTTGATTAATAATATTTGCAAAATTGCTGGAAAGAAGAGCGAACTCGACGTCATACTCCATATCGGGAATAGACATGATTTCATTGTCAATATCCATCAAAGGCATCTCGAAATGCTTATCAAATTCACTTTTATTTACACCCGTGAAATGAATAAACATTTTATCCTCATCATTTGTATCAAATACAAGATTCAGTTGCTGTGTCTTTTCGCGGGCATTCAAAATTCTATGGAAAATAGGCGCAGCAATTCCTATCTTCATAGTTGATGCCGCAGTATGTGTATATGTATCAAACCATGCCGCTGGAATATTAATCTCGAAAATGGAGACACGAGAATGATCCATCGACTGGATATACATCTTCTCTTTTTCGAAGAAAATATTGATTTGTTCCGTGAAAACCTTAATATGCTGAAAAATGGATGCGAAACACTCTGCCTTCTGAGGATTCTGTATAACAAGATTCATGATACAATTTGTCAATCAATGTCAATAACTACTTAATGATATTCTTTGTTATTTATATCCTTTTACTCTATGTATTGGCGTCATGTTCCTATATTATGTGCGACTTTTATCTAATAATTGTGGATATACTTCCTCAGAATCCTTTTTGGATACAACAACAACCTTATTTAAAATATTTGCATCCATACATGGACGAATAATTGCAAATATAGACTCCATAACGGAGGGAGGATAATATAAGTAGATTTGTGAAAAATACTCGGATAATCCATCATTGCTAGTGGCATATATTTCATTCACAATATCTATAAATTTTCGATGACGTTCAATCGATGTTATTGTTAAAGAATTTATATTGGCATGAAATACATAGTTTCTATGCAATTGAACACAATCATATATTAATTTACGCGAATATTGAATGATCTCTTGGTAATTATCGTCATGTGCATAATGCTTGAATACACTGTAATCAAACATAATATGATGAGAATTAGGTATAACAAAAACAGTACGTTTCATTAATTCTTCAAGATCGAAGTTGCTGCTTACTTTTTGAGCAATATCTTTTTTCTGCGATTTCTTGAAAAACATATTTTTGCTATTTGTATTATAATAGTCTTCTTTGAATTTATCCAGTTGCGACATCAAATCATCACCAGAGTCTGACATACCAGTTTATTAATTATTTAATAAAACGAAGATGTTTATATATTTTGGATAATATAGTTTTTTTATAGTACTAACTCAAACAAACATACAAACATCTTATTATAGATATTTTCTAAATTGTCTAAAATACATGAAAGAGAAAAGTCTTTGTTATCCGGGATTCTTGAAGACACCAACGAAATTATTCAGCAACAGAAAATCATATACGCTATGTTCATATACATTTGTTCGCTCACTAACATATAATGATTTTATGATAAATGATAGTTAATCATAAAATGAATACATTTTTGTTCAGGGATTTTTGGTTTTTGTTTTTGTTTTATTTTTTTTCTTCCTATTCTTGCGGGTTTTCGTTGAAACAGGGTTTATTGATGAAGATATCAAAATACCGTCTTCCTCCTTGGTGTTTTTATTTGTGATCAATTCAGTTATTGTATTATCCGATGTAATCGGCTTTTGAGAAATAGCCGGTGGGTGAGAACTTCTATGTCGTTGAGAACTTCTATGTCGTCGAGAACTTCTATGTCGTCGAGAACTTCTATGTCGTCGAGAACTTCTATGTCGTTGAGAACTTCGAGAATAAATCATACTTTCTTGACGAAATAACTAATAATAAAAAACATAAATATAAAATATAAAATATATATGTTTGTAGTAAAATGGAGCAACAACAACCACCAAGGAAAAAGCAAAGGCGAAATCCAAAAGAAAAAAAGGTAAGAACACCATTGCCATTATCGGCGCCAGTACTAAATAGCGATATATCGGTAAATGAAATACACGCAAATGAAATATCAGCAAACAATACAAATATACCTAATACCAATCTTTATGATTCTTCACTTATTTTGGATCAAGATTATGAATATGAACTATCATTGATTGCAGATATGGAAAAACAGGAGAGGATTGAATTAGAATATATGCAAGAGGTTGCAAAAATGGAAGCATTAGTATTTGCTGCTGAAATAGAGAACCGCAACTTTCATATAAAACAGGTTTTACGAAAAATAAAAATTGGGTCTGGAACCCATTTGCAAGATAAAATATACATTTCGATATTAGAATCGTGGATGGATAACGATAAGTTGTTTATTCGCACAGAACATGCAGATTCGTTTCACTCGTTTTTGGAAACAAATATCCGTATATCAAAAGAGACTATTGACTACATGAAAAAACATATAGATATGTAATCTTTTGTTATATTTATCAAAAAACATGTGCAAAAATAATTTTTATTTATAATTGTATATATATAATATATATTCGTATATGAGTAAGCCGTTTCATAATGAAACCGAAAACACAAAATTTATAGGGGTTTTTACTGTTGAAAATATAGAATATGAATATATTTTATACTTACTTCCACCAATAGGAGAACGTATTTCATCGGTCCAACGAAGGGAGATTATACATTATTTCGGAAATAGAAAATTTAAAGAAGAAACCAAACCGTGTTTGGATGTGGATACAAATACAGTAAAAGAATATATAGATAAAAATGAAACAAGTGCATTTATCCGTGTAAAACCGGTTGGAATAAATAATCAAGCATCTGGAACACTTCAAATAACAAATCATTGTGGGGGCGATACAGATGATATATGGATAGGGGACGTATGTCGTGTTGGTAATAAAGAAGGAAAAGAAAATCCATTATATGCTTTGTTTATTTTTATGGAGCAACTTGCAGTTCAAAATATGAATAAAACAAATATGAAACTGGTCGTTGATCGAAAAGAACAAAATATAAATGCTCTTAAACCGAAATACGAGGGGTTCGGTTTTACATTAAATAGAGATGACAATATAGATGTGTGCAAAGAATGGAAATACAATGATCATGAACTGGTTATGGAAAAAATAAACATCATACCTAGAAGGGATATCATCGATTTTTCATTTTTAACTGAGAAACCGAAACCTATAACAACAGCAACTCGTAAAAGAAAATGGGAAGGAGGAACCAGAACTCGTCGTAAAAACAAAACAAAAGGAAAAACAACCAAAAAAGTAAAAACACAAAGAAGACGTTATAATTAGACTATAGATAATGTCATAATGTCGGAATATATTATATGTATATATAACATATATCCATGAATCAATAGTAGTTAATATTTTATGATCCAATAGACGCCGTAATTATAAGGCCGTGTTTCGTTTGCATTCACATTTAATGTGCTGTTATTCACAGTCGTCGCTACAGTGATTCCAGTAAAGTTAGAATCAATCGGATTTGTTGTAGTTGTGTTAATATCATTTCGAGAAAACGATGGAGCTAAGGTTCCTCCCGCCGAATTATAATCGTCATTATAGGTAGTAATCGTATGTCCGTGTCCAGGATCCGTAACAACCGAAGATGCAGTGTGAGAGTGGGTTTGTGTCGCATGGGCTTGCGATGTATTCAGTGCTGGTCCAGAATATACTCCATTCGTTCCGGTTCCGCGCAAAAAGGCGCCCTGATAATTCGGCAGTGTGAAGGTAGTAAGTCCGTCTCCAGATCCAAACGTAGTTCCAATAACAGCAAATAGACCAGCATAGGTTTCTCGGTTTATATTTGCACCATTACAGATCAACCAACCGTCGGGAGATGTAGCCATTGTATAGGCGACCACACTTCCAATCGGCGGCGCAATCGATACATAATTAATCATGTATTTATCAGATACATTTGCGCTTCCACTTACATCTAAAGCTACAAGAGGTGCTGTATCTTTACCAATCGCAACGCCTCCGATATTTGTATTGTAAATATTATACGTTTTATTTTCGGGAGGATTGTTTGCAGGCTTGTCGCTTCTCCATAATACTTCTTCTTGGAATTCTGGTATAATACCTTGATGTGGAGACAAGTGATAATGAACTAAATTATTATAATAAGTGGTTTTGTTTGTTTCAAGTCTCTTTCTTCGATTCGAAAACATCTATCTATCGTATATATTGAAAGACATATTTTATTGTATGATTATTTTATTTATTACAAATAGTCATAGTAATAAATAAAAAGGATAGTTTCATATTCACCATTCAGCCGATGTATCAACAAAATTGTTATATACAACGCGCATCATACGTAAATAATTTCTTAAAAAGCTATCATTATACTTTAGTTTCATGTTGTCATACCCCACAATTTCGTTATGCTTTCTATCATAACAATCCTCCAAATAATCATAATCGATATTCTCACTTTCATAGGGAAGATCGCCATAGTTTAATAGAGTATAGGATACGCGGTTTTCTAGTCCAATCACATTTTCGACAAACATGGATACATCCTTCGATGATACACATGTGAATGAGTAAGGATTATACTCCCCACGGCGGGTACCCCGAATACAATAGTTCTCAGTCGAATGATCATAGAAGATATATAGGGTGGTATCTATTTTATGTGTATCGCGATCGTTCTCTTCGATCTTTAAAACAATGGTATCAACAGACATACTTTTTATGATGATGATAATAGGATACAATGAGTTCTATTTATATTGTTTGCAAAATGCGAATAAAGATATACGGAATATGAATATTCATTGGTTATTACATAGGTATGATTGATAGTGAATCCGAATCTGATCCAAGTCAAAATAGAGTTATTGAAAAAGCCAGGGTGTATCGCGGAAACTCAACCCATTTCAATTATGCATTCCCGCCCTATTTATTATTTGAGGTACTCGAGGAGATTTGTCTTAAAACTAGTACCTATTATTTGATTGAAAGGAGTGCTTATCAAAAAATGGTATTCTTAACCCTGGACAAATGGTTTATCGATGTTATGAGAACTTATTATAAACCACACAATCTATATTTATTAGAAAAAGATTTCACCTATGATCAATTTATGTTGTTTGTTAGGCAAATTTGCTCGAATGCAAATATACGTCTTGTACAGGAAAAAAAATACGTGGATCTACATCACAAGTACCGTCTATATTATATGAATGTGGAAAATGCAGTGCGACCGTAATAGTTATAACAATACAATTTATTTTGTATTTTTTATACAAGAGTACTATATACGATCCATAAATAAATGAAAAATATTACAACATATATACTAACGTTTAGTATTATTTTGTTATCTGGATATTTCGCAAATAAAATCAAAAATTCATTTCAAGACAATGACGAATATGAACTTATCAAGAAGTATCTATTAAACGAATCTCCCTTATACGGATTTAATAAACCGAAATTATGGATACATACAAAGTATGAAATGAATGCGCGCAAGTGGAAAAGTTTTCATTCCAGAAATAGCAATGATCTGAATATGCCCTATATTCATTTAACGATTAAGTCAATTATTAATCACTGTGGCAACGACTTCAATATCTGCCTTATCGATGACGAAACATTTAGTAAATTGATTCCTTCATGGGACATTGAGTTGAATACTCTTGCGGAACCTATGAAAAGCCGTATTCGAGAGTTGGCCCTAATGAAACTCGTGTATTTCTACGGGGGAATGGTAGTTCCTAATTCCTTTTTGTGTATGCGTAATTTGAAGGGGCTCTATGATGAAGGTATCCAGGGCGGAAAGGCATTTATTTGCGAAAATGTGAAAGCTACAAGTAATGGAAGAATCTTTTCTCCCGATACCTCCTTTTTTGGTGCGGAAAAGAATAATGAAACAATTAAATCATGTATTGAATATTTGAAAAAGAGAAATAGCAGTCCTCACTTCACAAGCGAAATCGAATTTAATAAGGACACTGGAAATTGGTTCTTGAACCACGCAGATGTCATTATTATTGACGGCAAAAAAATAGGCGTAAAATCTGATAAAAATGGAAAGGCTTTAACTATTGAAGATTTTATGGGAGAAGATTATCTTGATTTACAACCCAATGCATATGGTGTATATTTGCCATATGAGGATATATTAAAACGCGTCAAATACCAATGGTTCGCTGTCATGGAGGGAGATCAATTGCTGAATACAAACATTATTGTTGCAAAATATTTGAAAGGATCCTTAGTGGATAGTGCTTATGAGCAAACACAGCGCAGTGTAATATCGATATAATCTATAATAAAAATATATAATATTATTTGATTCATCTATCTATCATTGTTTATATGAATAAGTATAATTCATATGAAAAATTGATTATTATAGAATAATAGGTGTATAATATTATTTACACTATGCCACAACAGTCATCTAGATTTCGATATTTCATAAATAAATATCTATGCACCTGTATATGCGGAATGAGTGAGATCATGAATTTGGAAAATGTCAAATATGAGGATACAGTATCCTTTGTTGTTCCTGTCAAATACGGAAAGGTTATCAAAGTTTATGATGGAGATACTTTAACGATTGCCAGCTATTTACCCATACCTGATAGCCCGTTATACCGATTTTCAGTGCGATTAAATGGAATCGACACACCAGAGATCAAAGGTAAAACCAAAGCGGAAAAAGATCTTGCGGTTGTTGCACGAAATGCATTATCAGATCTTGTGCTCGGGAAAATGGTTGAGCTCAAAAATATATCCAATGAAAAATACGGACGAATTCTCTGCGATATGTATTTGGGAGAATTACATGTGAATGCATGGATGATTGATCATAATTATGCAATAAAATATGATGGAGGTACAAAAGAACGTCCTCTTGAATGGGATTGATTGCGGTTTAGGGATACCCCAAATTCTATTCTTGTAATAAAATATACGTACATTTTATCATAATGGATCTCATACAAGATACAACTTCCCTTTCAAATAAGAAAACATTCTTGTCTCATGTTTTTTCTTCTACCGAAGAAGGTCAGGCAGAACTTATGAATGTTGCACAATATTCACTCATGGGCATAATTCCGGTTGTCATACTTAATAAAATTGTACAACGCTTTGTTCCTGATGCGGACGGAGATAAATCGTCATTAGAAATTGCGTTTGAGATTGTTCTCCAGCTCATCATCATGTTTTGCGGTATTGTACTTATTCACCGCGCAATAACCTATGTACCCACGTACAGTGGTTTCAAATACGATGCTCTATCTCTAACCAATGTTATTTTAGCATTCTTGGTGGTGGTATTGAGTATTCAGACCAAACTTGGGCTTAAGGTGAATATTCTATTTGATCGTGTAGTCGATCTTTGGAATGGGACATCTAGCAGCAATGATGAGTCTAAGGTGCGTGTAAAGAATGTTCGCCATTCGGGTGCAGTTTCACACTCACCCAGTCAAGCCGATTATATGGATCATCCTGGAGTACAAACAGATATATTTCCGCCTGCCCCGGCGGCTACCTCTGCTCCTCGCTCTTCGGGAGCCTATGATATGCCTCCCGTTGATTTTGGACCCATGGCAGCAAATAGTTTATTAGGAAGTAATTTTGGCGCTTTCTAAAATATAAGATATATTTACCCGTTATTTTCATAATTCAATATATGAAAATAATTATTAGAGGATGGGGATGGATAGGATTTATATACCCAAAATTGTTTAACGACGACGAACGCGCATCAACGGCACATAGGAGCCGTTGGATTGATCACCACCAAACTTTGAATCATTGTAGTTCTGATTTTGTGCATACAACTTCTTGTATTTAACATAATCAGAGGAGTCCGCGACATACTTAACATTGCATGAAGACGCTGGAACACCAGTGTTATCGCAGTTTGACCACATAGTTCCGATTCTACGCGCCAAACCAGGCTTGCTTGCGCTTTCTGGGTTGGGTCCTCCGCACGAATATTGGGTGCGTGCCAAAAAATCACCCGAGTTATTCACTGCACGAAAAGGTGTAATAACTCGATTATATGAATTGTAAGTACCGGTCGCATAAGCAGTATTCCAGCTCTTTGTTAGAATACGACGGCTCATTATTTGTTCGCTACTCTTATAATTGGTTAATGTCTGTATGGGAGAAATTCCATTAATAGGTCCGCCTAGTGATGCCATAATTTCTTGTATATCTATAAAACAGATTATTTTACATGCGATATGCGTTTTACTAAAGAAGTCTTTTTATGCAAAAATAAATTGTTTGTTTTGTTTAGTTCTCCCAACAAATCAAAAATGATATAGGAATATAAATATATAAATGAAACAACGGCGTAAAAATAAAAATATGAATGAAAAAATATTATTCGATGATCAATTTCAACAATTATTTAAACAAGGTATAAATAATCCAAATGATGCATGGTACAATCTTGGTATAAAACTAGTATTAAACACAAAAGTTATTTCAGAAAAAGAGGATATATTGAATAAAATGCTTATTATTTATCCGCATAATCACAATTTGTATTATTATATGGGATGCATTTATAAAGAACAGCCGTATAGGGCGATTCCATGGTATCGAATATGTTTTCAACTAAACCCCAACCATATTGAAAATATACTTGATTTTGTCAAAGTACTTTTTGATTTGGATATGATCCATTATATCATACAATGGAATGAAGAAAACAATAAAATTATCGATTGCATACAAGATTATCGTGCCCAAATTTTATTAGGAGCCGTCTATATTCGAGCAGGTAAATTAGAAAAAGCATTATACACCTACCAGTATATGATGGATAACATAAATAATATTCCTACCGCACACACCGTATTTGTGTATTTGAATTATGCGTATCTTCTCGGAAAAATAGGTTATATCAAAGAGGCTTTTCTAAATTATAATAATTCGATTCTCCCGTGGCTCCAGCAAAATAAACATCAAGATTTTCTTAAATCGAATGAATCTAAACTAGCGATAAAATCCTTGTATGAAAACTACATTGTCATCCATGATTACATCTATTATAATACCAGTCATCGGTATGATTTATGTAGATATGTTAATAATAAAATGCATATGCAAATGAAAATGTCTCCCTATGAACATTCAATTCCATCATGTATCCTAAATAAAGAAATCCCTTCAATGATGACTCTTGGATATGTATCTTCAGATTTTCAAGATCATGCAGTATCCAACTTTATTATTCCTATACTTAAGCGCCATTCGCGATTTTTTAAAATTCATTTGTTCAGCCAAAAAGTGTTGAATATAACGCAAGTTGAATCGTGGAACTCAAATATTATTGTACATCAGATCCAATATATGTCTGATGAAGATTGTGCAAAACTTATATTTAATTGCAAAATAGATATATTATTCGATTTAAATGGATACACTGATGGGAATCGGTTGGAAGTATTTGCATACAAACCAGCTCCCATACAGGTGAATTATCTTGGATATCCGAACTCATTGTCTCTGGATTTTATTCAGTATATAATTACCGATAATGTTGCCGATCATAATTTATCCAAGCAAATATATACCGAAACACGCGTTTATCTCCCGAAGTGCTTCCTTTTATTCGAATCGATTTTGCAAAAGGCTCCTTTAAAATTGCGAGATACATCGTTAGATACAACGATTGTGTTTGGAGCACTCAATAAAGAACTCAAAAATAGTGTCGCTACATTGAATACATGGGCATGTATATTAAGCAATATACCTTATTCCAAGATTTTGATTAAGATTGATAGTACAGATATGATGGAATCGCGTAAAGAATACTATTGTAAGGCTCTTGGTGTGGATACTTCACGCGTTGAAATTGTATGCAAGTGTTCAGACACAGAATATGTGGAACTCTATTCTCGCATAGACATTCTACTTGATACATTTCCATATTCTGGAACAACAACTACATGTAATGCATTATACAATTCGGTTCCAGTGATTACATTGTATAATAAAGATTATCACTGCAATAATGTATCTAGTTCGCTACTATTTCATTCTGATCTGAATGCATTTATTGCTAAAACGCCAGAAGAATATGTAGAAAAGGCGATTCAACTTTCGACATTAAATATTACTGATATAGATTCAATACATAAACGATTTATGAAACTTATGGATCCTGAACTATTTATGGAAAACTATGAAAAAACGCTCCTGAAATTATACAAAGTTCATTGGAATAATATTCGAACCCAGGAGACTCATGAAATATAGGATTTATAATAGATTTTAGATTTTATTTTATTTATAGATTTTTATAAATAAAACGAGTTAGTAATGGGTAGTAATCGTTTTCAGATTAAATCATTCACAAAAATAGTTTGACCATACCATATAAATTGTCTATTGTCATTATTAATATTATTAATTACAGAAGTGTTTTTATGAACATTCAATGTGGAATGGGTTAAATATACATTATTAAATTGATAAAAATCAATAACATACCCGAGTTCAATCAAAAGTTTTTTACGTTCAAGCCAATCATAACCGGCTTCAATCGCTATGAATTTGGGTAGCTCAGATACATCAAGATCTTTCATCGTTTTTAGTACCTCGCATTCACCCCCTTCAATATCTAATACAAGAATGTCGATAGGCGTTTTTATAACATTTCGAATAAAATGTGGGTATGTAATACAATCCACAGTTATATCATATAAATTAGCACCATAACTTTGTAATTCTTGCCTATGTTTTTCAGAATGGGATATACTTGAATTGCCCGGGTGTGTTGATAACGTGAAAGTAGTTTTACCATTATTATTAAATAGAGCAACATTAAATATATTATCTTTATTTACTCCATGTTGATGAAGCATAACGTGATAATCTGAAGGATTCGCTTCAATATAATAACAGTTATTACTTTTTCGAAATGGTTCGGTTTCAGCACCTGTCATATGTGATCCACACTCTAATATATTAAGATTTGAAAAATCATAATTATATGCAGCAGTTAAATATTGATAAGCAGACATAATATCTATCTAATTTATGATATCTATATCTTTATATATTTTTATAGGGTTCTCATTGATGTATTTAGTCGCCGCATGATGACAATTTAATTATTTTTATTTATAGGTTATTATATATAACAATATACAAGCAAGATGAGTGATAATAATAACGTGTTCAACAACTTTGTTATCGAAGATGGACTAAAATTCTATACTATTCCAGCGGATTATCCTCTATTCAAGGCATCTAAAATGCTTGACAACTATGGTAGTATGACATTGGAATCTGGGAGATTTTACTTTTTCGGATTGAAAAAAATGCATCCTGAATACATTGAGAATTATGAAACAGAATATGGTATTATATTCGAATTCATTACTACCCAACCACTCAAACTTCTTGCACTCGATGATCCGGATACTGTAGATATATTATATGAAAACACGGATAATTCGAATATTCGATATATATTGGATAATAATTATGGTCATGCCGATGGCATTCGCAAAACAGTAAGTGATAAAGACCGTGAATTATCGCAGTATTTGTGCGAACAAGGATATGACGGATATGCGATCAAAACGATGCCAACCGAAGGAGGTGGGACTTTCCATACAGAGTTTATGATATGCAATGCGACATCAAAAACAGAAATGATTGGCAGAATAACGTCAGATGAGAATGTTCGTTTTATACTTCAGGATGCAAAAATGAAAAAACTTGATGAAGAAAGAGAAGCTGCACGAAAACGAGCACGAGAAGAAAAGCTATCAAACAGACCAGTAAAGAATTTTTCGTTTGGTAGATTAACATTCGGAGATGATGATTCTGATGATGATTATGATCATAATCCTAAAAAATCTGGCGGTCGTAATAGAACGAGAACCCGCAAACAGAACAACAAAAAATCGAAATCGAAGAAACAGAAAAAACAGAAACAATATCGTAAAACACGTAAAGAAAAGAAAAGAAAATTACAGAAAGATAAAAAATAAAAAAGAGACAAGTATGTCCCATTTTTTATTTTGCTTTTGATGAATAATATAATTTTGTCAGTGTTCATGTATGATATACGAATTACCTTTTCTATGCAACCACCTCGGCAACCTGATATTCAGATCTATTATACGAATTGCTTATTTGGTCAATGTAGTCAAATGCCTGATCCATGTTTGGCGCAGAATTATCGTCGCACATTCCGAAATCATAATCCAAGCAAATGATTTTCACCAAATCCTCATATTGGTACTTTTCACGAAACTTTTGTATAACATAACCGATCTCCAGATTGGGTCTATCATCATCCTCATCGTCATCGTCATTATCTTGATCCCCGTCAGAACTATTCATTCGAAATAAGAATCGAAATCCAACCAATGACTGATTGCTGTAGGGTTCAACATCATCGACAATTTCCGTTGATTCCGTGGAATACGATGCATCTTCATCTTCATCATCGTCGTCATCATCTTCATCTTTTGCCATTTCGGTTCTACAGTATGGGCATCCAAATCCATTATGCACCACATTTTGCATTAAACAACTTGCATGGAATCTATGGCCGCATTCCGTAATAATACAATTTTTAGTAGTATCCATTATATCCATGCATATCGGGCAGCTATTGTCGTCGCACATTTTCAAGAGGATTGTTGTTGTTATTAAATAATACTGATATTATTTGGCTTGTTGGTTGTAAATAATATTGACCTCGTAAATAAAATCAATTTTTTATCCAAGAAAAATATATGTATTTCAGTAATTCATTTCCATGGAAAATATTGATAAAATGACAATGGAGCTTCTTATGAATCGAACCAAATATAGCAAATATATTGCAAAGACTGATCCGAAAAAATACGATGACCAACAAAAAGAAGCTGACAAAATACGCAAATATGCGAATCGAATTGCAAGTCTTACCGAAGAACTGTTAGAAGATCCCCATAAACATATGCAGGGAGATATTAACGAATCCTTTATGAATTATGTGAAGACGTGCATCTATCATTTTGAGACAAAGGATTATGAACAAAAAGGCATGAAAGATTCCTACGAACATGACGACGAGGATGGCGAAGATACTATGTTCGGAGATAATTGCAACGATGATAGTAATAATAATAATGATAACAAAGATGAAACGCATGATAGGCGAGGATCATCCTATTGGGGGAAATCCATTACTAAAATGAATGCAGCAATGTCCATGGATGCATATATTTATTCAACGAAAAACAAAAAAATATAGGAATAATATATGTTGAATGAATTAGGAAAGAATGAAAACATCGAAATCTCTCAAAAAAACGATTACGAATAAGCAAAATGGGATGAATAAGCAAATAGGATCAAAAACTCGAAAAAAACGAATGAATTGCAGTCCCATGACCGCAGGAAAGCAGGCGACAAAATATACATGTTATACCGTCGATATATTGAAACGCATTCGCGACGAATACAACAAGGATCATCCTGATGTCGCTATTACTAGCGAAGATCCCCATGAAATATGGGAGATGCTGAACACCCGTTTAACAAAATGTAGAGTCGAGGACTGCTGGTTAAATGAAATCGACGACAAGGAGCTCCGCTCCCAGATCGACAGCTATATTTTTGCACCCGATTCGCCGCCGGAGTGGGAGAACAATCCGAATGAGTGGCTAACGAATTATGATATATTGGATGTACTTGATCAGTATCAGACCGCATATCCACAGTTTTTATTTCTAGGACCGTCTCCCATTGACTTTGACACGAAAATGGCACCCAAAACATGCGTCGAGCAAAGTCTATGCGACTTCTCTGTGAAAAAGTGTTTGAAGAACGGGAAAACCAAAATAGGAATTATTTTCAACACGGACCCGCATACCAAGGGAGGAAAACATTGGATATCGATGTTTATTGATTTAGAAGAATTATTCGTGTTTTATTTTGACAGTGCGGGAGATAAAATACCTGAGGAGATTGCTGTATTTAGAGATCGGGTTATCAAACAGGCGTCGGATGAATCTCTTGTGCTGAAATATTATGATAATCGTGGGAGAGATCACCAGCGCGGTTATACGGAATGTGGGATGTATTCGTTGTTTTTTATTATAACGATGCTTACCGGGAAGATCGGACGAAACAGTCGTAAAACGTCGTTGAAAAAGCGATTGCATCTGTTCATGAAAGGCAATATTAAAGATGATTATATTGAAAAATACAGGAAAATCTATTATAACAAATCTGAATGATGTACTATTTGATATATTATTTTATACAAATAATATAACATAACAGTGTTTTTGATACATATATAAGTAATGGATAATACAGACCCAAATTTTATTAAAAATGCAAAAAATTTTAAAGATTGGAATACGAATATTGAATCTGCAATAACGGATTTGAATAATTTTATTGGTATAAAAGATGAGATCAAAAATAGAATAGCAAATTTTGGATATAATAAAATTACAAATATACGCAATCCAGATATTATTGCAGATCCAGAAAGAGTGAGTGATGATTTAAATTTTTTTACAATGATTAATCGGAAGATAAAACGTCTTATTCCGAATATACCTAATCTAGTAAATAAAGAATTAATTTATACGACTATTCGATTATCTGATAATAAAAATACACAAAATTTATTTATAAAATTTGCGAAAAATATAAAGTATTTATCAGGTTTGATTAGATTAGTAAATCAGGATATTATTAATACATATAAACCGCCATTATCCGATGACCAAAGAAAAATAAAAAGTGAAATAAATAAATCGAATAAGGATTTCGATGATTACTATAAATATGTAAGGGATATCGGACGTACAAAATATGGATTAAATCTGGATGTAGAAACAACGCAAAATTTCACTATCGATGTTAATGATGATGATAACCCAGAACAAGTCCCAGTGAATCTGAAAGAAGACAAAAAACAAGATGAAACAGATATATATGCTATTGATTCAAAAACTCCTGTTAGCGAACTTATGACACTGACACCAGGACGAAATATACCATTACCGCCCATAGGGGTTAATAAAGCAACTAATGAAAAAATCCCATCAGGTAATGAAGGTAAAGAAGTTGTACCTGTCCCATCAGGTAATGAAGGTAAAGAAGTTGTACCTGTCCCATCAGGTAATGAAGGTAAAGAAGTTGTACCTGTCCCATCAGGCAATGAAGGTAAAGAAGCGGCTCCACCAAGTGTAGCGGAAAAGAATGAATCGGTAGCAACAACAGCTCAGAAAGATAATGTGGTAGCAAGTCCTATGGTAACGGGTAAGGAGGTAGCTCGGGAAGATAATGGGGTAGAGGGTCCAACATATAAGGACATGAAATCCGTAGATACCCAAGAAGCAGTACTAGGTAATACAAGACTAAGTACGGATCAGCCAGTAGGGACCGATCAGACAGAACCAGTATCACCCAGTAATAACAATAACATGTCATGGCGCGTCGCCGTTCCGACAAGCCAAGAAATTGCTGACAAAAACAAGGCCCAAAGAATACAAGATATAATAAGTAATCGCAAAGTGCCAAAAAGAACTTATGTTCCAGGTAGTGAAGATCGACAAGGACAATATGCTAACGATCCAACCAAAATATGTCCAAAACCTATAGTACCCGAGCGTGATATTCCATGTAAGCTTGATGATTCCACAAAATTTAATACTGTAGCTGAATATGACGAATATATGAAATATGATAAATATTATGGACACGAAGAACAATTATATGTAAAAAACATTATAAAATTTTTGAGAAACAAAAATAATAAGAAAGAGACTATTCTGAAAGGAATTGAAAATATTTCAAACGATTATAAAAATAAGGGTATTATTGATGATCAAACCTCAAATTCTATACAACAAATAATTCAAGAAAATATTGATTCTCTTGATAGCGACTTTCCTGTAATTATTAAAAAAATAAGAGAAATTATACCACCACCGAAACTACCCGAAGAATTAGAACCAATAGATGATGATACTAATCTAACAGATATACAAGTGCAATTTGATAAATCTATTGATAATATCGATATATTGAATCTGTTTGATAATGTAGAATCACAATTATTGAAAACAAGTCCAGATATAATTATCCAACCTGCGATTCCGATATCTCCTCTTCCTCCGGTTCCTGATACAGCTATTGCTGGTATAGCTGACATAAATATACTAGATCTGTTGAATAAAGTAAATCGAGAATTAATGAAAGCGGGTCCGGATAAAATGCCTATTATTCAAGAGGGTCCTGTCGCGGCAATAAATAGCGTATATCCAGCAACTACATCGGGGACTACAGATTTCGATTTATCCAACATATGGAAACTATTGGACATACTAAATGGGAAATTGAAGACTATTCCTGGTGAATTTCCGGTATCAATTCCCACTCAAACGAGTAAAGAATTAACAGACGTGTTAAACAGAGTTAAACCTGGAACAATACCTGAAAAAATCGTATCATCCTCCCCAACTACTGAAGTTATTCCTATTTCGGCTAGCGATATAAAAGATTTGCTAAGTATAATAGGTACCCAACTTCCGATAATTAAAAAGGAAACAATTGCCACAGATACAACCCTATTATCTCACATACAAACGATTTTAAATACATTAAATGATAAGTTGTCATCGGTAGTTTCAGAAACAAATGTTCCAAGCCCATCAGCAGTAATTAAACCCGAAGATATGTTAGGTATATTAGATCGTGTAAATGAAGAATTGCTGAAATCCAAACTAAAACCATCATCGCCAACTGATATACCAGGTCTTTATACGTCGGTAGCAACTGCTTATAATATTGTTATACCATATATAACGAGACCTAATCTAGAAAATATTAAAAAATTATTAAAAGATCTAATAGATCAAGGGGATGTAGCTATTAAAGGTTTAACTCCAGATATTAAACGTATTTTAGCCTTTAAATCACCCAATCCGAAAGATATATTTAATACTTTAACAAGGGTTTTTGAAGCGAAACAAAAATCGGAAACTAAGCCATCCGAATTGTTTAATAAACAAATATATGATTTATTTAAAAGAATTAAACTTCCAAAACAAGAGCTTACACCTGCTGCTCCAGGTCTGGCGGCTCCGGGTCTGGCTCCGGTTGCCGCTCCGGGTCCTGCTGTTTCTAAGGGAACCATAGTTATTCCTCCGATAAAACAAATTGAACCCAACACCATTATATTAGATGTTATCAAGTATAAACAACTAACTGATCCGAATTACGGTACTGATAAAATTCCAAATATGCGAGATAATGTTATGATTCGTGCAATCAAACCTCCTAATTCAATGATTAAGTCGATACGCGACGTGGATGAAATGTTTGCCTTACTAAAACTCAAGAGCATAGATGAAAACATAAAGAAAACGAATGATGCCGGAAACGATGATGGACGGTATAAAGAGGAGACTCCTTTTGAAATAAAATATAATCAATAAATAGAAGTCATTCCATTCTGTAGTATATTTCATATTCATATTATGAATGAATATGATATCTCGCGCAGAACATGTATATGATATATAAAAATATATAAATGTACATTGTCTTTTTAATCATACTGCCAATAAATAATTATGAGCACCCATCTATATGTTCATCAGGAAAATCAGAAACTATTATGGACAACCATTCAAAATGTACCGTTTATTGCAAATCTCCCTCCTGATTTTAAACAGGATTGGTTCAGGAATATCATTAAAATGTTTTATGAACAAAATCCTGAAATAAGAGACAAGTCATCCTTGCAAAATATAAACAAACAAACGCTACAATACATGGTGAATAGTGCAAAACATATTTTAGAACAGCAATCACAATCTGTTAGAAAAGATAAACCAGCCATTTCTCCGTCGGCGATTCAATCCGAATTCACACGATACGATTCTGATTCTAAAAAAAATCACGAATGGTATAGCAAGGCATTTGCGGAACGACAAAAAGAATATGAAATTATGCATGCAAAACCGCTTGCTCCTGATATCGACTTTTCCATTAAACTGGATGATTCCCCTATTACCAATGTGAATGAATTAGTCGAAAAATACAAACGAGAGCGCGAACAAGATATGAATGTATATTCCAATTTAAGTAATAGCATTATTCCGAATCCACAAATGAAATCAAATAATAATCAGGTACAGGTTTCAGTGCAAGCACCTGTACAGAGTCCTACTCCAGTGCAAGTACCAGTACCAACACCTGTACCAACGCCTATATCCTCATCATTATCCAAACAAAAAACATCACGTTTGCAAGTTATTAAGGAAGAAGATGCAGTCCTCGATATTGATGAAACACTTTCTTCTCCCGTTATCGCAAATTCAAGTTCCGAAATAGAGGATTTGAAGAAACAAATCAATGATCTCAAACTAGAAATAGAGGACATGAAAAAGACGTTAAACTCCATAGTTGCAAACGCCTCCCGCTAGATCACTGAAGGACTCTCTCTGCACTCCATATCGCGGTTCCATACAATACCATCTGTCTGATCGTTGAAGGCATTTCCACACAACATCATTCATATAAATCCAATGTTCTCCTGTTCTCTCTAACATAGGGAATGCCCATTCATACAGATTGATTAGTTTGTCGTAATATTTACTATTTACAATATATCCGGACGCTGTTTGCGCATAAAGTACCTGTTTCATCTTAAAATCATAGCTTCCATCCGGCATAACAACATCGGATGATTCGCGCATATTATAAGAAAGCATGAACACATCATAATTGTCTTCATAGAGTTCAAAAAATGCTTTCAGTCTTCTCTCAAACTCTTCTTTCGATACACGAAATGTGAAATCGTCTTCGAAAATAAGGACATTTTTGTAGCCGCGTTCTTTGGCAAGCTTAAGTACTGAGAGATGTGAGTAGCAGCAACCGACGCATCCTGGGACACGATCGACAGCATTAAACCTCTCATATGATAATTGCATATTGTTTAGTTCCTCCTCGATTTGTTCGCGACGATCGGGTCTTCTCTCCAAGTTAATATAGAAAATGTGATCTATTTTATTCGACATTTTTACACAAAGATAAGAACGACTGTTTATATATTTTGAGATAGATGTATTATGTGTATTTATTATTATTTATTTATCCTTGTATAACAACCTATATCATAGTAGAATACATATTTGGCATTGTCCGTTGTCAAATATGTATGCATTTAGATCATATGCGCACATACAGTTATTAATTTAGAGAATACAAATACAAAATGAGTTAAAAGTTCAAAATGCTGATTTATACAGATACCATTACATATTCTATATTCTATTGTATTTTCTATTATAATAATAAGTGATATGAGTTTCGCTATTGATCGAAAAAAATACAAAGCAGTAGTTGGAACATTTTGTGCAGGTCCTACTGGTAATACAGGCCCTATTGGGCAAACCGGTATAACTGGCGCGACAGGTATAACTGGAGAAACCGGTAATACGGGTCCAATCGGAATGACCGGTATTACTGGATATACTGGTTATACTGGTAATACTGGTATGACAGGTATCACTGGACCCACTGGTATAACTGGAAAAACAGGTATGACTGGATATACCGGTTTCACAGGTATGACTGGAACTACTGGTATGACAGGTATTACGGGTACAACAGGTACTACGGGTACTACGGGTACTACGGGTACTACGGGTATTACTGGTACCACAGGTACTACGGGTACTACAGGCACTACGGGCACTACGGGCACTACGGGTATTACGGGTACCACAGGTACCACAGGTACTACGGGTACTACGGGTACCACTGGCTATACGGGTACAACGGGTACTACAGGTACTACAGGTACTACAGGTACTACAGGTACTACAGGTACTACGGGTACCACTGGATATACTGGTAATACTGGCACTACTGGAACCACTGGATATACGGGATATACAGGTACTACGGGTACCACTGGTAATACTGGTAATACTGGAACTACAGGATATACTGGAACCACTGGGCATACGGGATATACAGGTAATACTGGAACAACTGGATATACCGGATATACTGGTATAGCTGGTCAAAAAGGTGATCATGGCGATACTGGTCCTCAAGGAGATATTGGTCCTCAAGGAGATATTGGTCCTCAAGGAGATACTGGCCCTCAAGGCGCTAAAGGAGATACTGGACCTCAAGGTTATCAAGGTGAAATCGGACCCCAAGGCATTCAAGGAGATACTGGACCACAAGGCGTTAAAGGAGATACGGGTCCTCAAGGAGATACGGGTCCTCAAGGTATTCAAGGAGATACCGGGCCTCAAGGTATTCAAGGAGATACCGGTCCTCAAGGTATTCAAGGAGATACCGGGCCTCAAGGTGAGATAGGTCCCCAAGGCATTCAAGGAGATACAGGCCCTCAAGGAGATATAGGTCCTCAAGGCATTCAAGGAGATACAGGCCCTCAAGGTGAGATAGGTCCTCAAGGCATTCAAGGAGATATAGGTCCTCAAGGTATTCAAGGAGATACAGGCCCTCAAGGTGAGATAGGTCCTCAAGGCATTCAAGGAGATACCGGGCCTCAAGGTATTCAAGGAGATACAGGCCCTCAAGGCCCCCAAGGCATTCAAGGAGATACCGGGCCTCAAGGTATTCAAGGAGATACAGGCCCTCAAGGCCCCCAAGGTATTCAAGGAGATACAGGCCCTCAAGGTGAGATAGGTCCCCAAGGTATTCAAGGAGATACAGGTCCTCAAGGTGATATAGGTCCCCAAGGTATTCAAGGAGATACAGGTCCTCAAGGTCCGCAGGGAGAGTCTGGTCCTCAAGGCATTCAAGGATATACCGGACCTCAAGGCCCGCAGGGAGAGTCTGGTCCTCAAGGCGCTCAAGGCGAGATGGGTCCTCAAGGCGCTCAAGGTGAGATGGGCCCTCAAGGCGATAATGGATATACAGGGACAACAGGGACAACAGGAATGACCGGATGTACTGGTCCAGTAGGCCCATTGATTACCGGGTTTATGACAAGTGAGGGACTACTTACTCCAGGTGCAACTGGTTATTTTGGCGTTGAATCTTATAATATAGACTATATTAGTGCAAATGCATATATTACTATCAGTGATTTATTAAATGAAAGTGCATATTTTCAAGTATTAGACAAGATACAAACTAGTTCAACGACTGCCAATTTATTGTTATTGAATTTATCTTATTATACCTCATCTGAATGGGATTATGGATATCCATTTGCATTAGTCGGCCCTATTGGTAGAGATGGATTGACCGGCCCGACAGGATTTACTGGTTATACTGGAGCAGCTGGAATTCAAGGCATACCTGGTATGACGGGTGAAAAGGGAGATAAAGGAGACCAGGGGGATATAGGCCCTCAAGGTCCTCAGGGAGACATGGGCCCTCAAGGTCCTCAGGGAGACATGGGCCCTCAAGGTACTCAAGGAGATATGGGTCCTCAAGGTATTCAAGGCCCTACTGGTACAACGGGCACTACTGGTACAACGGGTACAACGGGTACAACGGGTGCTACGGGTACAACGGGTGCTACGGGTGCTACGGGTACTACGGGTACTACGGGTACTACAGGTACTACAGGTGCTACGGGTACTACGGGTATTACGGGTGCTACGGGTATAACGGGTACTACTGGTTATACTGGTTATACTGGAGCAACTGGTTATACGGGAGCAACTGGTTCTGCAGGTATGACTGGCCCTACTGGTATCACCGGAATGACGGGTCCTGCAGGTATTACAGGAACAACCGGGCCAGTAGGACCCTTAGTATCCGGTTCAATGGCTACTGCAGAATCTACTGGATTAGAACCTCTTCAGATAAAAGAGTATCAAATTATTGTCTCTACAACCGTATTTGCGGTATTATCTGCCGGTAATTATATTACGATTCAGACATTAGGAGATACAAGTGGATATTACTTAATTACAAATGTACGTTCAACGTCAGGGTTGTATTATATTACTATTCAAAATATAGGATATCAAAGTGCAAGATGGGCCTCAGTCGCACGATTCACATTAACAGGACCTCTTGGACCAACTGGATATAGTGGTCCAACTGGAACTATTGGTCATACAGGAATTACAGGCGCAACTGGTACTACAGGTACTACGGGTAGCACTGGTACAATAGGTGCCACGGGTGTAACCGGTAGTACTGGCTATACTGGCTATACTGGTATAGCTGGACCTACCGGAATGACAGGAGCGGATGGTGCAACTGGTATAACTGGAAAAACGGGTTATACTGGCTATACCGGTGCTACAGGTTCAATGGGCGCTACAGGTTCAATGGGCGCTACAGGTTCAACGGGTACTACAGGTATGACAGGTACTACGGGTACTACAGGTATGACAGGTACAACCGGAACAACAGGTACTACGGGTACCACAGGTACTACCGGCATGACTGGTAGTACTGGTATGACAGGTACTACAGGTACTACTGGTATAACAGGTACTACGGGTACTACTGGCATGACAGGTACTACTGGCATGACAGGTACTACTGGTATAACAGGTACAACAGGTACCACTGGTTATACAGGTACTACAGGTACTACGGGTACTACGGGTACTACCGGTACTACAGGTACAACCGGTACCACCGGTACAACCGGCCATACTGGTATAACGGGTACAACGGGTACTACAGGTATGACTGGCATAACAGGTACCACAGGTACCACAGGTACTACGGGTACTACAGGTACCACAGGTACTACGGGTACCACAGGTATGACTGGTATAACTGGACATACGGGTATAACTGGAACAACTGGTACTACGGGTACTACGGGTACTACAGGTACTACCGGTACTACGGGTATAACCGGATGCACTGGACCGGTCGGCCCATTGATTACCGGTTTTATGTCAAGTTATGGAACACTTGCTCCAGGTGGAACTGGTATGTTTGAGGTTGAATCTGCAAATATTGCATACATCAGTGCAAATGCATTTATTACAATTAATGATTTACCATATGAAACTGCCTATTTCCAAGTATTAAATAAGATAACTACTAGTCCAACAACTGCGCTACTCGTGTTATTGAATTTATCTTACTATACCGAATCTGAATGGGATTCTGGATATCCATTTGCGTTAGTTGGTCCTATTGGTAGAGACGGTTTAACGGGTCCAACCGGTACTACAGGTAGAACGGGGATGACCGGTATGACCGGTATGACCGGTACAACGGGCACTACGGGTACAACGGGTACAACGGGTACAACGGGTACAACGGGTACAACGGGTATGACTGGCACCACGGGTACAACCGGTACTACTGGTATGACAGGTTATACTGGTTATACCGGTGCTACAGGTACCACAGGTACCACAGGTACTACGGGTACTACGGGTACTACGGGTACTACGGGTACCACGGGTACTACGGGTATTACGGGTCCAACGGGATTAGGAATAACCGGTAAAACGGGCAGTACCGGTACAACAGGCACTACGGGTACAACCGGTTATACGGGTCCAACTGGCCTAGGAGCAACCGGTGAAACCGGTACTACCGGTACAACAGGTATTACTGGTCCAACCGGTCTAGGAATAACTGGTAAAACA